TAGACTGGGTGCATAAACACCGTCCCCCTCTGCTTGCAACCGACTTTCGAGTCAATGGCAATGCAAGGGGGCGGTTTTCTTTTGTCTACAGATAAAGGATATCTGTAACCCTTTTTGGGCAATACTTTACGCACACGATCCTGATGCGGGTGCAGTGTTTCGCTTTTGGTCTTGAAAAGTACCCCCTAGGGTGAAACTTTTCAAGAGTTCTTGCCAAAAGCATACCGTTGGTGGTATTGTTTTGACGTGCGGAGGTTACGACTTCCGTGAAGTGCTTTACGTGGCCTTGTGTACGCGGATTGGGCGTGCGGGTGGCGTTGACATCTACATAAGAACGAAGGCGAGCGCGCTGGATGGTCGGGTGCGAATTTAGAGAAATCTCCCTCGTCGCCACCCGCAACCATCCGGAAAATCCGGACAGTTGCCCTACCTGTATACTTGATGAATGCACTCATCAAAGATTGACCAGCAACTACTGAAGGCGGCGGTCTCAGAGAAGCGGTCAGCGAGGGAACTTTCAACCGCAGTCAACGGTGTAATAACCCCCGAGCAAGCGCTCCTGCGACTCAAGGAACTGCTCGACGCATCCAACCCACTGGAAGAGGCGGAGGAGCGCCGCCTACTCATCCTTGACGCACGCCGCGTCATGGGCATCCTGAACGAGTTTGTTGAGGCTGGCGACATGCAAGCCATCGGTGAGTACCGACGCTTCCTGAAAGACGTGGGAGAGCGGCTGGATGCTGCACAAGTGAACGTTGACCTAATCTCCACAAAGCTCACGAACGCTTACGCTCAGGCGATGGCTGGAGCGATTGGCGCAGCTTTCGAGAAGATGCCGGAAGCCCTTGCGCAGCGTGGGGTGAATATTGATATGATTGAGATAGAGGGGGTGTTCCAAGAGGTTCTTCCCGCAGCGGTAGACAGGATTGAGGGGGCAATGGAACTGTGATTGACAAGGTAAGCCAAATCCTGCCCGGGGTATTGGGGCAGTTGCAGCAGCAGACTAAGCGCAAGCGTTACCGGGAAGACCCGGTTCTGTGGTGCCGAGAATATCTTGGGCTGCAGCTTTGGTCTAAGCAGCGGGAAATTCTTCGCTCCATAAAAGAGAATCGAAACACGGCAGTTGCGGCGGGCCATGGTGTGGGGAAAGACGTGCCATTGGATACCCCCATAGCAACGCCAACCGGCTGGTCAACAATTGGGGAACTTCAGGTCGGCTCTCAGGTTTATGACGAGAATGGCAAACCATGCACGGTAACTGGCAAGAGTAAAGTATTCAATCTCCCGCTATTCCGCACAACTTTCTCGGACGGCGCGAGTGTGGTTAGCAGCGGCTTCCACGAGTGGTCGACGATTGACCATAAGGCCGCTAAGCGCGCTCGTCGCTCCGCTGGCGGAGTGAAGGACTGGCGTGACCACTGGAACCTGTCCAGCGTCCGCGAGACCCATGAGTTGTCGAATACGCTAACCTACACAAATGGCGATAGAGACGGCGCTGGACACATTGTCCCAAATGCCCGCGCCCTTGAAGGGGTGGCGATAAAGCCCCCCATCGACCCGTACATATTAGGCGCGTGGCTTGGTGACGGAACGAGCAGTGCTGCAAATATGACAATTGGCGATCAGGGCTTGTTCATCATTGGCGAGTTCGAGAAACTTGGGTACACCCTAACCAAGCTCCCCTCGCAGCCTTACGGGTACACCTTTGCGCGTCAAGGCTTCATGGAGCTATTGCGTTCGGAGGGTCTGTGGAATAACAAGCATATTCCACGCGAGTATTTCCGCGCATCCATCGAGCAGCGTATGGCGCTGCTGCGCGGCATTATGGACACTGACGGATTCGTGTGCCATGATAGCGTTTGCGGAATTGACCTCATGAATAAGAAGTTGGCGTATGGTGTTGTTGAGCTAATTCGCTCACTTGGCGCGCGAGCAAGCATAACTCCAGCGCGCACCTACTTAGACGGTAGGGATGTTGGCTTGCGTTACCGGATGGTATTCAACCCCACCTTCTCGCCGTTTACTGCCGGTGAATATCAGGACGTAAAATACCGCGCCAATGGTGATGACTTCTTTGGAATGTCGCGCCGCACCATGCGCACCATCGTGAGCGTTGAGCCGGTTGATACGGTGCCTACGCAGTGCATTGAGGTGGACTCGCCGTCGCACCTTTACTTAGTCACCGAAGACCTGATACCCACTCACAACTCGTTCATTGCGTCCATTGCGATGGCGTGGTGGGTGGATGTTCACCCGTGGAACGCTCAGGACACGTTCGTGGCCTCGACCGCGCCATTCCAAGACCAGATTACGACGATCCTCTGGGACAACCTGCGCTCGATTCATTCCGAGTCGCACCGGCGCTACGCCGAAGGTCTCGTTGATCACCCCCTGCCGGGTTACATCACTTCCACGAACTTGTGGAAGCTGGACTCTGGCGAGACCATTGGGCAGGGACGTAAGCCACCGGACGGCCGCGAAGATGCGGGTTATCAGGGAAAGCACGCGACGTACCTGTTTGCTGTTGGTGACGAGGCGGCTGGCCTGTCGAGTGGCATGATTGACGCACTCGGCAACATCTCGACTGGTGAGTTCAACCGCCGCCTGCTGATCGCTAACCCCACTGACCCGAATTGTGCGATGGCGAAGTTGTGGGATAAGCCCGATACTGAGTCAACGTGGAACCTGATGCACATTAGCGTGCTGGACTCTCCGATGATCACGAAGGAAGAAGGCTTTGATCTTGAGAAGGCCGGTGGTATGTCCGGTATGGACTATGTTGATCAGGCGCGCCAAGACTGGGGCGAGGATGACCCTCGTTACATTGCTCGCGTGTTGGGGCAGTGGTCGTTTGAGTCTGGCAACACGATCTACATGGAGACTGAGATTGCGAAGGCTGTCGGCGCTGTAGTTCTGCCTGACCCTGATGGCATCCCTGAACTGGGTGTTGACATTGCTCGCATGGGTTCTGACAAGTCGTTTGTGTATAAGATTGAGCATGGGCAGGTCTGGGAGACTGACCCGGAGACTAGCGTGCCGGTGAAGCCTACGGAGAAGTTGGGTGTGCGCGCGCGGCTCGTTGATTCGTGGGCGAAGGCTCCGTTGACTGGTGACGATCCCAAGAACCTTGGCTCTGCTGAGCGCATTCACAAGCTCGCGCTGGAGATGGGTGTCAAGATAGTCAAGATTGACGCTTCCGGTATTGGTGGCGGTGTCATTGACGGTCTAGCGACATTGAACAAGGCTGGCAACTATGTTGTGGTCGAAATCTTTGGTGGCGCAGCAGCCTCGGACAAGCGTGAGTATTTGAACGCGCGCGCCGAGGGGTTCTTTGACCTGAAGACTCGGTTCCGTGGTGGACTGATTGACATTGACTCGGGGGACGATAAGTTGCTTGACGAATTGCGCGGGATGCTGTATGAGCACACCGACAAGGGGCAGATCAAGGTTGAGGCGAAGGACTCGATGAAGCGCCGGGGCAAGTCCTCCCCTGACCGCGCTGACGCTCTCTGGTATGCCTGCTTTGATGCGCGCGAGTTGGTGAACCCCACGACTCAGCCGTTGCAGAACGGTGACAGGGTGATGTACGACCCTTACGAGTTCACCGGGTTGAGCTTTGAGGGCGCGGGGTTGCCTGTCTAGCGTTTGTGGTGTAGAGTCTTTTCCAGTGGCACCGGGGTAGCTCCCCGGAAAGCGCTAATTCGCGTAGTGGTGGGTCAAGCGCTTTGTCGCAGGACTGGGAATGCCCGGTTGCCCACCACTACTTGCGTTCTCGTCTGATAAACTGTCTCTACAATGGCAAACAAGGCGAATAAAGCAACCGAACTGGTCGAAACTCAGCAGCAAGTAGAGCTGAGGTCTATGCAAGAAACGCTGAGGGCGGTCAATGACGAGCTTCAGAACCGTGGATTCCAGAACGAACTCCTCCAAGAGAAGCTGTCCAACCTTGACTTGATGATGGACAACCGTGGCTGGTCGTCTGTGTCTGAGTACAAGGAGGATGGCCCCACGCTGGAGCAGGTCAAGAAGTCCTCTGAGCAGATTCGTAACCTCATGGCCTTGAACCCGTGGATCAAGCGCGGCTTCCGCCTCCGCTTCAATTACGTCATGGAGGGCGGCATCCACCGCGATAACCTCCCGCAAGCCCCCAAGACTTCGGCCGGTGGCCGCGACATGCGCAGCAAGCAGCCTGACGTGCAGGCTCGCGTGGACAACATCATCAACCAGATGAATTTCTTTGGCGCTGAGGCTTTGGAGAAGCGCGAGAGTGCTTTCTACTCAGACTCGCAAGCCCTTTACATCGGTGACGACACCGACTACACCCTGCGCGCGCTCCCCCTGTCGCAGATCACCGCCGAATACCGGAATCCCGACGATGGCTCTGAAATCTGGGCCTACCGCCGCACTTGGGATCACTACCCGAATGGCAGCGCAACCTCGGAGCAGAAGCACGAGTGGATTTTCCGCCACGCCTTCGAGGATAAGAAGACTAAGCAGATCAGCCTCAACAATGAGGTTGAGCCGGTAGCGCAGGACAAGCGCGTCTTTGGTCGCACCGTCAACTCCCAGATGGGGTGGACGCACGGAATCCCTGACGCTCTTGCCGCTATTGCATGGGTGAAGCTCTACCGCGACTTCCTTGTGAACGGCTGTACTGTTACCGCGTCGATGGCGCAGATTTGGGCGCAGGCCAAAAACCAGTCCAAGGGCGGCGCTGAGGCTGGCGTGGCAGCACTGAACCGTGGCGGTGCCGGACAGATTGCTGTCACAGGCGATGGCAACACGCTTACCCCGCTCTCGACCGCTGGCAACGCCTACGACTTCCAAAAGGGCAACACGATTATTGCGGCTGCGGCCACGGCGATTGAAGTGTCCACCATTGCGATGACTGCAGACACCTCGGCCGCTGGATCGTCCTACGGTTCCGCGCAGACGCTTGACGCCCCTACTCGCTTGGCGATGGAAGCGCGCCGCGACATTCACGTTAGCCTTGAAACTGAGGTGCTGAAGTGGATGGGTGCCGATGACGCACTCGTATGGTTCACACCTTACACTGACTCCACTGAGGTCTACCGTGATATTCAGGCCATCGTCCTCAAGTGGACAACCGGACTCTACACGCCCGAAGAGGCGAAGGCCGAGTTTGAGGCACTTGCCGGTCGCTACGGCGACATCAAGATTCCTGAAGGAATCCTCTTGCCGAACAACGAGAAGTCCCTCGCGCGTAAGGATATTGACACTGACGGTGCTGGTTCCACCAGTCCTGACCAGAGTGGCGACCTTGGCACCGGAGCGCCGGGACAGGGGCAGAATAGCGCCGCTGGTGGCGGGACTGGCTCGAACGACACGAGGACTGATACCATCTCGTAGAGCAAACGTCAATAGTCAAATACTTTTAGTGTAGAATCGTAATCAATGGCTAAGTTACTTGTAGAGTCAACCTCCGTACCCACTGCGACCAAGGAGGGCCGCTGGCGTGCAACGCTTTTGACTCCCGGCGTAGGCTCCTCGGGCACCTACAGCGAATCACTCCTCAAGGAGTTCGGCCCCGCCGCACTCCGCAAGGGCGCAAAGTCGTTCGTAACCCACAACCGTCTTGAGAACGGAGAACCCGACCCTTTCCAAATGTGGGGCTTCCTCGCGGAAGACGCGCACTACGAAGAGGGCGTCGGCCTTGTCGGTGAGATTGAAGTTCTCCCATCGTGGCGTGACCGCGTATCCGAGGTTGCACCGCACACCGCCCTGAGTATCTACGTCATGGGCGAAGCGGACGAAGAAGGCAATGTCATCAGTTTCGACGAGGATGCGCAGAATGGCGTAGACCTTGTTGTTTATCCGGGTCGCCCCGGAAGTGGACTCGTGGAGAAGTTGTACGAGAACGCAAAAAAGAATTCCAGCGAACCCTCGGTGGAAGTTAAGAAGGAGAATGAAATGGAACTGAAGGATGTCAAGGAGTTGATCGAAGCTTCCAACAAGGAACTCGTGACAACTCTCATTGAAGCCCTCAAGCCCTCCGCACCCGCCGAGGGTGAGGTTGACTTCGCTGCTGTCGCTGAGACCGT